CGTCTGTCATTGCTCTGTCTGTTTCTTTCATTCGATAGCCACTGCCGGGCCTTGGGTTTCCACTTCGCAATCGGGGTGCCGTTGACCATCCACCCATTCGCCTCGTAGTAATTGTAGAACGCTGGGCCGAGGTCGGGCGCAAGATCGGCCCCGCCAATATCTACCAAATACGCGACTACCTCCTCCTCGGTTGGTCTCTGGTATTCCAAATCCTCGCGCGCGCTATTAGAAGTTATCTTAGAAGTGTTTGTTTCTATATGTACTTGTGGCAATGGTGCCACGTCGTTGTGGCAATCCTGCCCCATCGTTGTGGCAATTTCGCCACGTCCTTGTGGCATTTCTGCCAAGCAGTAAGTATGCCGCCTATCGAACCCATTCCCTTGGCGGTAGATGGCTCCTTCCTTCTCCAGTTTTGACAGCGCCCGCCGTATTTGGTCGAAGGTCAGAAAGGAGAGATGGCCCTGCATCTTGGAGATGCTTTGCGTCATGCACGGCTCCTCCCCGGCTTGCGTGTTGCGGTCTATCCAATACTTGAGATGGGCGAGGACGGAAGCGGCTACCAATCCGAACCGCTCCGCGTCCTCTGTCTCGAACCAATACTTCATGGCCCAAAGATGCCATCGGGATCGAGTTTCTTCAGGGCGTTCTTCACCTGCCGTATATCTCGGTCGTACTGCAGCACCTGCCGATTGTTCAGTCCTGGTTGAGACCTACCCTTGTAGAGGTTGCGCTGGAACTCTTGGAGGAACATAATCCGCGCGACGCGCTCCTCGTGGGGGATGTCAAGGTTCATTCATCCAATCGTTGAAGGCGGCCTCGTATTTCTTGGCCAGCATAATGACGTCCTTAACCAGCACCTCGTGCGGGGTAGAAAACTCCTTGTGCTTGTACTGGTTGGCCCAGGCCATCCCTGCCACCTTGAAACACATCCCGCGGATAATCTGCTTGTCCTTGTTCGGGTTCGGGGCTGGGAACCCTCCTGGGATAGGCGGGTTCTTTGAGATCTTGAGCTTCTTGCCGTACTGGTTCTCCCTCTGGACCTCGTAGTATACCTCGTCGCCGACCTTGTACGGAGGCTCGGCGGTCTTACTGTTCGCCTCTCCTACCGTTCCATCAGCGAACGCTATCTCGAAGGTGTACATGGTCCCGAACTTGCCTTGCCAATCCCCTTTGCCTTGGATGGATTCAATCTGCGCTTGTACCATAGGTCTTAGGGTCTTTCAGGTCAATACTCAGGGCCTCGCATATTTGGCCCAGCTCGCCCACGGAGAACAGTCCGGGGTCTTTCAACTTGCGGTTGATGGTAGCAGCGTGAACGCCCAGCTCGTCGGCCAGGTGTTTCTGCGTCTTCTTCTGCACCGCCATCTCTGCGACGATTGCACGGTTCACCGCGGCGAACCATTCTCTGTATCTTGTCATCGTTTTGTGTTTTGACCCTCCAAAGATATGACAGAAATTTGCAGGAATGCAAAACTTGTCTATATATTTGCCCCATGCAACACACAAGCACACCCCTATTTGATGAGGTCATACAGATGGCGACTCCCGATTGTATCAGGAAGCGCGATATGACCCTGGTCCGCAAGCTCAAGAACTTGCAGGAATACACCGAGCGCATCGAGAAACTCCTCAACGATGCTATGTCCACACTCGAAGACGCTACCAAATGACTGCAGAACAACAAATGATTCAATTGAATCACAAGATTGGAAGGGACGAGGCCGTCCTGGATTGCATGAACGCTATCGAAGCGATGCAGGAACAACTGTATAAAGACATCGAGTCCCGGAAGTTCGATATCGACGGGGCAAGAATTCAAGGGTACGACCTTGAGAAAGATCCAGTCGTTATGCAGCTCCGCGCTCAGATTCATATCCTCTACGTCATGCACAAAGAATTCGTTTCGCTATGATTCTCTACGATAAGATGGAGGTCGATACGTGGGAGCAGATGCGGTGCATATGGCGGCGGCTCTGGGATACCAGAGGTCTGCACCCAATCAACCGCCCCGCCCCTACCGGATACGGACAGGCCCCGGAGGTACTAACCGAAAAGGTCCAAGGTGACGGGTTCGTAATGTACCCCGACGGGTATAGAGAACCGAACCACACAATCAGCATCGGCCAGAGTCCCCTCTACGGAAACAGCTACTGCGGAACCCTCAACTCATTCTGATGGAATTCTTTGACATGATAAAAAGCCAGTACGGGAGCGTGCAGGCGTGCGCTAAGAAGCTCGGCGTAAACAAAGAGCAGCTAATGCGACAAATCAAAACAGGCGACGGGCGCGTGCTGGATGCCATCGCCGACAACTGCCGCCTCTCCCGCATCGAGGTGCGCTGGGAGTTCAGATACCATAAAGAGAACACATGACATATCAGCAATTCATACAAAGCAAACAGGCGAAGACGGTCCAAGTAGGATTTGAACCCGAAGACCTCAATCGCCACCTGTTCCCGTTTCAAAAGGAGATTGTGCAGAGGGCGTGTCGGCGTGGCAAGTATGCCATCTTCGCCGACTGCGGCCTCGGAAAAACCCTCATGCAACTAGAATGGGCGCGGCAGGTAGCAACGCATACAGGCGGAAAGGTTCTCATCCTTTGCCCGCTTGCTGTCGCAGGTCAAACCATCAGCGAAGGAGAAAAGTTCGGCGTATACCTTACCCGATGGCAGGAAGGCAACGCCGATATTTTCATCACCAATTACGAGAGCTTTCATAAAGTAGATCTCGAAGGCGTGGCGGGCGTAGTCCTGGATGAGTCCTCGATACTCAAAAACTACACGGGCAAGATGAAGCGATTGGTTATGTCCAGGTGTGAGGATATTCCCTACAAGCTCGCGTGTACCGCTACCCCGGCACCCAACGACCTCAATGAGATAGGCAACCACTCCGAATTCCTCGACGTCATGGACGCCCCGGATATGCGTATGCGCTGGTTCGTGCGTGACGAAGGAATGAATAACTACCGTCTAAAGGGTCACGCCTTCGCTGACTTCTACGGGTGGATAGGTAGCTGGTCGAGCGTACTTCGCAAGCCGTCCGATATAGGCCATCAGGACGAAGGCTACGACCTCCCGCCGCTGCATTTCCACGATCGAGAGATAGAGACCGAACAGAGGGAACACGGAATGCTATTCAATGAGGTGGCCGTAAGTGCAACCAACTTCAATGCCGAGCTACGCCTTACCAAGGTTCCACGCATGGAAGCGGCCGCGGAGATAGTGAACGCCTCGGATGAACCCTTCATAGTTTGGGTACGTCAGAACGAGGAGGCCAAGTTCATCTTGGACCTTATCCCCGATGCGGTAGAGGTTCACGGGGGTATGACGCCGGAGCAAAAAGAAAGCGCGTTCCTAGCCTTTAAAGGAGGTAAGTTTCGGGTGCTGGTTACGAAGACCAAGATCGCCCAGTTCGGACTCAACTTCCAGCACTGCCCGAATCAGATATTCGCCTCTCTCGATTTCAGCTTCGAGGGGTTGTATCAGGCCATCCGCCGCTCGTATCGCTTCGGACAAAACAAAGAGGTCAACATCTACATCATCTCCACCGATACGATGGAGAATGTCACCCAGTCCATAAACCGAAAACAGAAGCAATTCAATGAGATGATGACTGGAATTGTTACACACGCAAACGAAACGGAATACACCATGAAAGCCCATTACGAAAAGGTTGAAACCAAGACCGACGATTACCACCTCGTCAACGCCGACTGCGTTGATGCCATTCAATATTTGGAGGACGATAGCGTCGACCTCTCTGTATTTTCTCCGCCCTTCTCTACCCTCTTTACCTACTCGGACAATATCCGGGACATGGGAAACTGCGTAAGCAATGAGGAGTTCTTCGAGCAAACTATGTACCTCTTGCGCGATCTCTATCGCGTCATGAAGCCGGGGCGCCTGGTTTGCGTTCACAGTAAAGACCTCGCGCGGTACAAAAACAGCTCCGGATATACTGGCCTCTACGACTTCACGGGCGACTATCACCGCGCTATGGAAGAGGTCGGATTCAAGTACCATTCAAAGGTTACTATTTGGACCGACCCCGTACTAGAGATGCAACGCACGAAGACGCAGAGGCTCCTATATAAGCAGCTCCGCAAGGACTCCAGTTATACCGGAATCGGATTGCCCGAATACGTGACCATATTCAAAAAGTGGGAAGGGGCTGAAGAGGATTGGGAGCCAATTACGAATAAGACCCGCGAAAACTTCCCACTCGATACTTGGCAAAAGTGGGCGAGTCCGGTATGGATGGACATCCAACGCACCGATGTACTGAACGATTGGCGCGGGGCCAAGGACGCAAAAGATGAAAAGCACATCTGCCCCTTACAGCTTGGAGTCATAGAGCGGTGCATTGGGCTGTGGTCGAATCCGGGCGAGTTGGTTTTCACTCCTTTTGCCGGAATCGGTTCGGAAGTATATCAAGCCGTCAAGATGCATCGCCGCGGGCTAGGGTTTGAACTCAAGCCCAGCTATTACGAGATGGCCAAAAAGAACTGCGCTGCCGTACTTAAAGAGCGCGATCAAATAGCCCTTTTTTGAATTGAACACATGAAAGGAACAAACTGGACACCCGAAGAAGACAACCGCCTCTTGGATTTGGTCAATCAATACAAAAGCAAAACAGGCCGGGGGATAAGATGGGAAAGGATTCCGATGGGCAAATTTTGGAGGACACCCGACGCCCTAAAAAACCGATGGAATCACGACCTCAAACACAGGACGGATATGGTTGACGGAACATGGGTATTGAATCAGATGCAACTGCAAATGGAGCCGTCAAAAGTCAAGGTTGTGCATGAGACCCCGCTCAAGGTCAAGAAATTGAAGAAGTCTTTTCTGTGGGGGTTGTATACCGTAGAGCGGGAAGAATAGCTATCTTGACCGAGAGGACAGGCAAGTGTCCGCAATTTGGTTAAGGTGAAGCCCTCGAAACGTCGGGGGCTTCTTTCTTATAGCGGGATAGCTCGCGCCCTAATCTTCTTGCTCCGTAGCTCTAGGTCGAGGACGTAGCACCCCAGCGGCTTGGGCGGGGCGCCCCTCATTACGTGCCAGCCTTTCGTGCCGTCTCCGTATTCCTCCTTATAGGTTGGGGTCCGGATATGCAGGACCTCCTTCAGTTCGAGCGTGTGCTTTTGGTTGAGCGTCTCCACGACATTAGTCATAGTCCAGCTTTCGTGAACGTGACCTTGCCACACGCAGTCCGCACCATGAACCGAAGCAAGCATCCTCTGTGCCTGAATCGTTCCGCGGGTAACAGGTCCGCCGCCGCCACTCCCGTGGTAATATTTGCAACGGAAACTCATGCCGTTGCCGTGGCCGTTGGCTGCGACAAACGACCATACAATCCACCCGCCATACCCGCCGAGGACGATATCCCCCCCGCGGGCGTTGAGGCCCTCTACAAGCCTGGCAAGGAGGTCCGTTTCGCAGTTCTTGAGGATGGCCGCCTCGTGGTTGCCGTATCCGATTAGGCGGATATGTTCCCGGTAGGGGGCGAACCATTCCACCGCCGTACCTACAAGGTCATCGAGATATGTCGCGGTGTTGTGCTCCTCCCGGATATCGGACTTCAT